CCTCGTAAACTTCATACTTCCAGTGACCTGCGGGACTTAAACATAATCTACCTGTATAAGGATTTGACGATACATGACAATTCCAGATAAAATCTGTTTTAGTATATCTATCGTATATGCTCTCGGTAGCCCCGTAAAAATATTCTACTGCCCCGCTCATGTCATTAGTAAACTTATACAAATAGCGAATATTACTCGCACTTACAGAAGTATTGATCCTATTATCTTCTGTTTGTACATAAGCGCTAAAATTCTGTCCAGAGGTAGCCTGTATCATATATTTATATAATAGAAAAAGTCTTAATTTATTTGCAATATAAAGAAAAGAGGGCTAAAAAGCCCCCTAATCAAGAAATATATGAAAATTACAAATAAGATTATAAATCCGAAGAAACAATCGGAATAGCCGCTCCTGAATCTAAGTTGTCAAATGGTGCGGACGTGTAGTCTTTTAACATAGCAAATGGCTGGGTCTCCATGCCATCAAATGTTAGACTATATCCGTTTCTATCGCCCCATGCAGCACCGCTATCCATAGTACCTGTATTAAGCGACATTCCGTTAACCATTCCCATTGCAGTAATAATATTATGTCCGTTAGCTAAAGTAGCATTAAGTTCTGCAAAGATTACTGTTTTAGTAGCAGCTAATAATTTGATTTCTGCCTGATCTGCTCTACTTAATTTATTATAAATTATAGAGATCGTTGGCGTATAGTAAAGAGTTCCCGACTGAGTGTCTCCTACTATTGTATCCGTAAGTGAAGAAGTCCCCAAAGGTAAGATGTATCTATAAACACTATTAGATCCCATGTCTATATCGTCTATCTCTCGAACTTGATTCGGCGCTGCTGTTGAATCGTAAGTGATAGAAGTTATCTGATCTAATACCGCAAAATAAACCGCCTTTATCCCTCCTGAGATTCTATTGCAATCTAAATTTCTTCCCCTAGTAAGTGATGTGCAAGCCATAAGTGGTTGATTTTTAAGTTGTTATAAAGAGGGAGGGTTTTGACACCCTCCTTCTCCGTTTTTATTTATTACGATTGTCTTACGATATCTGCTCCAACTCCTGTCTGAACACCTCCTGAGAAGCGGCAAACTACTCTAATATTATCTGAGCCATCAAGCTGAGACATATCCATTAAAGCTATCCTAGGTCCTGTTCCCGTTGTTCCAAAGTCAGAAACTAAATCTGTTCCCCAGAATAAGTTAGACTTCTGCGCCGCAACCATTTGATTGTCTGGTAAAGAAGGACAAACTGCAATTTTATAGCCTTCAAATACAGGCTCGTAGTCTCCATTCATGTTGTAAGCGTTTACATATCCTAAAGTCGATACTGCTGAAATGTAGAAAGCGTAAGTCTTATTGTTCATGTATATATGCAAGTCTTCTTTGCCAAGTATTGCAGGTACATTAGCTGCCATGTCAGCAGTTAAAGTTTGTAAGTTAGCTATGATGTTAGCTGCAGTATAAGCTCCTGAAGCTGAAGATTGAATTACAGTACCATCAACTCCGTTTAATAAGTATCCAACTGCTGCACCTAAGAATCCTGTAAATTCTCCATTTGTTGCAGTAACTCCATTCCAGATTGAGTTTTCAACTCCTTCTGCAATAGTTCCGCCCATATAAGAGATTACATAGTCCTCAAATGATACAGGAGGCATAGCCTCAGGGCCTCTCATCTGTAAAGATTCCCATGATGAAACTAAGTTTTGCTTACAAAGGTCAATATTTATCTGTAGTGGAACCACTTCAAGTACCTTTTCAGTCATAGTAAGAGTTCCATGATCTGTAAAATCGCAAGTTGCATCTCTTAATAGAGTTGCCCCCGCGATAGATTGTATATTAGATTTATAACGAACATTGTTCATTTGTGTTAAGTAATCTAATGATTTAGCTTCTTTTAAAGCTGCCGATATGTAGAATCCCGCTTCACGTCCCGCGAAATTCGACGTCACATTGAATGCCATAATTTTTTGTTTTTAATTGTTATTATTTATTTAAATTGTATAAAAATCTTTCCTGTTTAGAAAGCTTATTGTATTCTTTTCTGCTTAGTACAGTTCTTTCTGCACTAAATTTATTAGTGTTAATTGGAGCATCAGCAGGACTTGCTGCTAATTCCGTTTTTAATTTTTCGTTTTCAGCTTTTAAATTCTTTAGTTCTTCTTCTGCTGAAAATTCTACAACCTCAGTTGTTTTAATTGACTTAGGATTTGTTCCTGGCTCTGCTGCTTCTTCAGACATTTCTTCAACATCTCCTGTTTCTCCTATTTGTTTTTTTATGTCAGAAATTGCGTCCTCAAGATTGTCGACTTTATCTTTTAGCTCTTCGTAAGTCTTAGCCCAATCAGTTTCTTCTGCTCTGCTTTCATCTTCAGGTGCTAATGCCACTTCTTCAGTCAGTTCTTCTTCAGTTACTTCTTCTTCTGTCTCTGACTCGATAACTTCTCCGACAATACCTTCTTCTTCAACTCTAAAAGATACACCTGTATCAGTTTTATAAGTTCCGATTGGTAACAATACAGTCGTGCCATCCTCTAAAAGGACTGATACATCGACACCTGCCTCTAGTTCTTCAGCAGTTGATACAAAGATAGTTCCTCCGTCTTCCGACTTAGATTGCCATCCTAATTTTATTTCTTCGTCTTTATTAAGACCAAGAGCTACTAATATTCGTTCTTTAATGTCCATAGGTTCTTTTTTAATTTAATAGATTTATTTTGATTTTGTTTGATTTTCGTTTATTATTTCATTAAGAGCCTCTAGTATTTCTTGATCTGTTGGTTCTCTTTCTGACATATTTTCCATTTTATCCGTAAAATACCCCTCAATTGATAAACCACGTAAAGAGCCATTTTTCACTTTTTTCCAGAGATCTTCATTTTGTATAGACATAGAAACCATCCATGTGCCTTTAGGAAGATTGTATCCGTAAAGTCTTGATTTATCCATTTTAGGATCTTCTATTATCCAACTTTCAACTGTTAAAACTCCTGACACTCTTTCATTGTGTTCATGTGTAGCTTTATGGTGATTGTTATGTTTTAGGTATAGCTCACTAGCACGACGGACTGTCGATTTTGTAAAGTAGACATAAAATTCTTCTCCTGTATTCGGATCATATCGGAATATATGTTTGTCAGGTATTAAAGCGGGAGAAACTAACATTCTCTTTTCTTCGTCAACTTTTGCAAACGTTAAATTATTCTTTTCTTTACCAAAGTAAACAAAATCCTGTTCTATTGCAGGAGAGCTTACTAAACTAATAGCATCGATAGCCAACTCCTGAGAATCGTCTGCTATTACTAACTCTTTTATTTTAGTAATTTTAGGCTCTTCGTAATAATCTTTATTAGCTTCTTCACATTCAGCTATGGAATCATATTGACATTCTCCTGTCTTTCCCCATTTTACTTTTCCGTTTTCACATTCTTCGCAAGGCATATTTAATTTATAGATTTAATTAATATTTATTTGATTTTTATATTGTAGCTCTTCTTCTTATGTTAGCTAATTGATTTTGACTATTAGTCATTTCATCCGTAACTACATAAGCTCTCACAGGTTCTGGAGCTACTCCTCCTCCAAGTTCAAAAGTTCCTGACATCATTTGCGGTGCGGGGGTTTGTGTTGGGGGATTTAATCCTCCGCCTCCTCCTCCTCCTCCTCCTCCTCCGCTACTACCTTCAATTGGAGTCGATACTATTCTTTGCACATTCGCTAAACCTGCTGCTATTATAGCGGCTGCATTAATCCAACCTACAGGCGTTCCCGCTCCCAAAGCTAGAGCCTTAGTAGCTCCACTATAAGTACTTATAATAGTTTCTGCAATTGCTAGTTCTTTATTATCTCCTGCTAAAGAGCTTAAGGCTCCTGCTAGATTTGCGTAGGCATCTAGCTCAGCGTGGATTTGCTCTTGAGTCTTTAAAGTTCTTATTTTAGTATTAGCGATATAGTTCTCCATCACTTTATCGTCAGCTAGAATAAGCTCATCAGCAACTTCATTAGCTATTCGAGGCATTTTGGTTAACTCTCCCATCCTTTCTTTGTTGGCAGCTATTTCAGCATCTAAAGCCGCCAGTCTTTTAGCCTCCGCCTCCGCCTGTATTGCATTAAGCTTATTATTGAGTTCTATTTGCTTTGTCGTACTTTCTTGTTTAATGTTTGCTAAGTTTATACGTAAATCTGCTTCTTTGTCTAAGTCTTCAGCCATATTTTCTCCTACAGCCATTTCTTCTCTTTGGAGTCTTAATTGTTCTTTAGCATTAGCAATCCTTCTATTTAATAAATTATTTTCTTTCTTAAAAGCTTCTTTTGCCGCCTCTAGTCTTACTTTTGTCGACTTTGTAACATCTTCTGCAATTAATTTCAGCCTTTCAATTTCAGCCCTTTGCTCTGCTGTTTCTACGTTTAATTCTCTCTGACTATCTCGCAAAAGCTGAAAAGTTCTTTTAAGCTCCATTGTTTTTCTAGTGTCTTCTGCTATCTCTGTACCAATATCTGAAAAAGCCCCCTTAAGGTCTTCCAAAGCTCCTTTAGTATCTCTCTGAAATAATTTAACAATAGCACCCCCAAATTTAGATACCCTATCGACTATAACATTTACAGCCGCTCCTATTCCTGCAAAAGCTACTTCTAATAATTCAGCACCCTTCTTAGTTTTTGTTAAAAATGTAACTAATGACGTAAATGCTATAACTAAAGCCCCGACACCTGTTGAAGCAACCCCTACCTTAATGACTTTAAACAAATTTTTTGCCCCTGCAATTATTTGACCGCTAAACATCTGCTTAAATCCAACTCCTGCTAATTGTGCTTGTAATTTTATTTGAGTTAGTCCATTTGACATTATTTTGCCTAAGTCATTAAATTTCTCTTTTATGCTGCCTATGGTAATACCAAAAGCACCAAAATTATTCGTTAAGTCTTTAGTTTCTTTAGATACTGCTTTTATGTTTGATTTTATTTCTGCTTCTAATACTACTTTATCTGCCATATCTTTTTATTTATAGTGCTACTCCTGTTTTAATTTGTGTAAATGTTGTATTACACGCCCACTCTACTGTCATTCCTGCTGCTGCCTGTACGTATATAAAAAAATCAGTTCCTACAAACCCCCCCGTAGGCTGCCATC